TTATTCCATATTTAATCTCTGCTGGAGTTACAACTGGATTAAGATTTAATCTTTATAATGCTAATCCTGCAGTAGCTGGTGTTAATAACTGGGATGGTGAGTTATATGTATATTTTGAACTTTACACAATTAATTAATAAACTAAAAATTATGGACATTTTAAATTTTATTTCTTGGATTAAGGGTAGTAAACTTGTATCTACCGTAGATACACAAAAAACACTTATTCCTCTTGGTGTAAAAACTAATACAAGAGATGATGATTATGTATCAGTCACTATGACTGTACAAAATTTTACAACACAAGTTGCAGCAACCATACCTGCTGGAGCACAAGGACCAATGGGTCCCCAAGGAGTAGCTGGTCCTGTAGGTCCTGCTGGTCTGAATTGGCAAGGAGCATGGTCTGCATTAGGAACATATGTTGTTGATGATGCAGTAGGTTTTGGTGGAGCATCTTGGTTTTGTATTGGCAATGTAGGGCCATCTCCTACAGATCCAGCTTCAGATCTAACTAATTGGGCATTATTAGCATCTCAAGGTTCTCCTGGTCCACAAGGACCACAAGGAATACAAGGTCCTGTTGGTCCAGCTGGTACTGCTACACCAAGTTTTAGTAAAGTTCCATCAGGATTAGTTTCTATAGCACCAGGATCTAATATAGTAGTTACATTTAGTACAATACCTGCTAACACTTATAATAATAGTTCTTGGCCTATTTTTTGCATAAAAACTGCATTACAAAAAGTAGCAGCAGCAACAACTTTAAAAACAAAAGTTTATATAACTAATACAGCTCCCACTCAAGGAACTGTTTTTAATGCTACTGGCGCAACTCTTATTGCAGATACAAGTACTGCAACAGCAGGTGTGAATCAAAGAGTTGTAAAAATTGAAAGAGATATTTGGTTTACTAATAATCTTTGCCAATTTTTAAATAATGGTACAGATACAAATAAAGCATTCTCTGATTCAGGTATTGGAAGTAATGCTGGAGCAACATACAATTCTGGAATTTTTGAAAATGCACTGTCATTTGGAACTATAAACTGGTCACTTAATACACACATTGTAGTTACTGTAGAATCAGTTGGAGGAACATCTTCTATTGGAGCTAGATTTCTTTCAGTAGCTAGAATTTAAATTAATAATTATATATAAAGTAAAGTAAAATGGATATTTTAAATTTTATATCATGGATTAAAGCGGGTAACTATAGAACCACTTTACCAACAGATGTACCTAATCTTTTAGCAATTGGGTCTAGAGATGTAACTAGAGATGATGCTTGGTTACCAATGGCAGTAAACGCAGCACCTTTACAATCATTATATGATAAAGGAACAGTAACTCAGGCAATTGTTTCAACTAATCCAGTAACTCTTAATTCAAGAAATGGAGTTATTGAAACTGTAGCACTTACTACAGCAGCAACAGGACAAGAGTCATTTATTTTTAACAATACTAATATTACAAATAATTCAACTGTTCTCTTAACTGTTGAATATTTTAGTACTGGTTTTCCAGTAGTTAGTTTTGGTAATTTATCTGCAGGGTCACTTACATTAGTTATATCTAATGTTGATACTCTTAATGCATTAAATGATTCTGTTCGCATACACTTTATGATAATTGATTAAATAAGAAAATATGTCAATAGGAAATTTAAAAGACTACGGAAACAAAGGAAATAACTTCCCGTGGCAATTACAAATGCTAAAAGGATTACAAGGTATCATTAATGCTTTAACAACATCAGCTTGTTGCCCACCACAAAACAGAACTTCTGTCATAAAATATAAAACTAATCCAGGTTCAATACCTAATGGTACATATGGATTTTCTATAGCAAATGTAGGAGCTGCAGCAGGTACTGTAGATGGAAACACTTTACCAGCAGGAGTAACAGTTAATTTTGATCCTGGAGTAAACAATACTATAGCCGGCTTACCTTATGATGCAACAGGTACAGCATTTTTAATTACTTTTATAATATAAGTAATGAGTACTGAGATAAATATAGATCGGTATTCTTCAAATCCTTCAGGGTTTATAAATAGACTGTTTACTCAGACTAGTTCTAGTACACCTGTAACAGCTACTACAGTTGAAACTAGTTTATTGGATGGTGGTGTAGGAACTCTTACTATTCCTGCAAATGGATTTCAAGTAGGAGATAGCTTTAGTGGTTCATTAATAGGTCACTTATCATGTGTAGGTACAGCTACTTTACATATTAGAGTTAAAACTACATCAGGAGTATTACTAGCAGATACAGGAGCAATGGCAATGAGTGCTACTACAAATAAGCATTGGAAATTAAATGTTGATTTTACTGTAAGGCAATTAGGAGCAGCAACTGTAGCCTCTATAGCATCAGGAGGATTATTTGCATATACTAAAAATTCAGGACTTAATTTTGAAGGAGTAAATTTTAGCATAATAAACAATACCACTTTTGATACTACAATAGCTACTACACTTATCATTACAGCTGAATGGAATACTACTAATGCAGGAAATTCTATTTATTCTGAATTGTTTACAGTATTCAAAACGTATTAAAATTAGTATATGAAATACTTAGTTGTACTACTTATACTTTTATCTTCATGTTCTCTTGAAAAGAAACTTGCTAAATACTGTCCACTTTGTACACAAAAAGATAGTACAGTAACTGTAATACAAATTAGAGATACTACAATTAATATCCCCGGAGAAACTGTATATATAGAAGACACATTATTCTGTGATTCACTAGGTAATGTATATGCTTCTAGACTTGCTGAAAAAGATGGAACTATCATTAAACTACAATCAAGAGTAAGAGATAACAAATACAAAATAATTGCTAGTATAGATACTATTTATAGAACTATAAAAGGCAACACTGTTTATAAAACTCAACTGATTACTAAAACTCAAAAACCACAAAAAATAAAATACATCCCCGGTTGGGTCAATTTCCTTGCATGGTTGGGTGGTATATGGTTAATAATCATTATATTATATATTATATACCGTCTGATTAAAGCTCAAATACCTACAATATGAAAACAAAAATAACATTGGCAGTTTTGACAATCTCATCTTTCTTTGCACCTATTGAAATTATGGCTATAGTTTTAATGTTTATAATCTTTGTAGACACTGTAGTTAAACTCATATCCCTTAGAAAAATTGCTAAAGAATCTAAGAGAAAATACAGAGATGTATTTAAATCTAGAATTCTTAGACAAGGCTATATATACAAATCTCTAGGATACTATATTACAGCCGGTGTAGTATTCCCATTAGACTATTATGCATTAACTCCATTTATCAATGGATTACTAAAGTTTTTAAACTTTGATTTTGTAATTGCAGTACCGGCAATACTTACAAATATTCTACTTGGTATATTCTCAATTATAGAACTAGCTTCAATCAATGAGAACTGGTTTGATATTACAGGAAACAATGTACTTAGAAAAACTTGTGACACTGTAAAGAAACTAAGAAAAGGTTTAAAAGACGTATCTGATACTTACAAAGACATTAAGAATTAATGAAACTAGATATTAATAAGATTGTTCAAGCAAGATTAGACAAAGATCAGTTTTATGCTGAAGAGTCTAAGAAGACACAAATCTATCTGCATCATACAGCAGGTGGAGGCAATGCAGTAGCTGTATCAAGATACTGGAATAGTAATGATACAAGAATAGCAACTGCATTTGTTATTGGTGAGAATGGGGACATTGTACAATGTTTCTCATCTAAACACTGGGCTTGGCATTTAGGTGTTGATTCAGAAGATTTTACTAAGAATGGTGCAAAGTATCAGAACCTTAATAAACTTTCTGTAGGTATAGAAGTTTGCAACTGGGGTCCATTAAAACTCCGCAATGGCAAATACTATAACTATGTAAATGGTGTAGTTAAACCTGAGAATGTAACAACTCTTGAGACACCATTTAAAGGTACCAAATATTGGTATAAATATTCAGATGCACAGATAGAATCTTTAAGACAACTAGTAGAGTATTTATGTGATACATATGATATTCCTAAGACTTATAGATCAGAAATCTGGGCTATTGACAAAGAAGCATTTAAAGGAGTACCTGGAATCTACACACACAACTCTGTAAGAAGAGACAAGAGTGATATGTATCCAGATCCTAAAGTAATAGACATCTTAAAAAACCTATAATATGAAATTTAGAAACTCTTGGAAATCATCCACAAAACAATGGGATAAAATAATGATTAGAATTAGATTCTCATCATTAGACTTCTTCACATTTGAAATGGATATATCTAGAAACTTTTACTTAGTAACTATATTTAATCTCACAATAAAAAATCGGTAACCATGGCAGATCCAATTAATCCATCTAAAAAAAGAGTAGTCAAAAAAACTGACATTAAAAGCTCTGATAAAAAATCTACAACAGGAACAGAAACTAAAACTGTTTACAGAAGAGATAAAGTAACACCTAAGAAGGTTGTTACAACTGACTACGCAAATTATTATACACCAAAAGGTGGTATGATGGGTGGTAGTACAGTTTTAAAGAAAGAAAAACAAAAGTTTGATAGAGCTGGAAAACTTAAAAGCACAACCACATTAACTCCAGTTAAGAAAATGGGTGGTGCAACAGATGACTCATGTTGGCCAGGAAAACCAGGATGTGGTAAAACTAAAACAATAAGAGGCGCTAGAACTAAAAGAGTTAAAACAGGACCCTCTCCTGGTAGAACTTGGATGTCAAGTATGGCTGAAGGTGGTGCAATAAAGAAGATATCTAAAATGCAAATGGGTGGAGATCCAACTATAGCAAGAAAATGTCCAAAAGGAAAATGTGGTAAAGTTTCTGTAGCTCCAATAGGCGGTGGTATGGAAACAACAGGTTCTAAAATAAAATCAGGTCTTAAAGGTTTGTTTACTAAATCGCATAAAGCAGGACCATCTGGAAGAAAAAGAATCAGATAATACTTAATCTTCTCTAAGTAAGATAATCCAGGTATATAGTATGCCTGGATTTTTTATTTAAACTTGTTTGATTTAAACTTATTTTATATATATTTGTGTAAACTAATATAAATTAATGTCTTATGGAAACAACAAACCAACAACCAGAAATGGAGATGACTCCAGAACAATTAGAAGAGCAGAAAGAAAAGATGCTTGAGTTTTATAGAAACTCTATGCCATATTTAAAAGCTCAATTGGATTATGAAAAAATGCTTTTAGATATTGATGAGACAAGATTTAAAAGATCTAGCATTCAGTATCAGTTTGCCATGATGATGAATCCTCAACAAGAAGAAGGAGATCAAGAAGAATCTTCTGAGCCAGCTAAATCTGACGGCAGAAAGCTTAAGAGAGGGTAATCATGGCCATAGTAAATCAAGTACAAAAAAAAGTAAGGATGCCTAAATGGGATGTAGTTAAATTCCAGATTCTTACACACTGCTACATTAAGAGAATTAATCTTAGTGATTCAGATCTTAATTGCTTGACTTTACTAAGTTTTAATGAACCAATAGAATTAACAGACTTTTGTTATGATGCATCTTCAGATGAAGAGCCAATATTTAAATCTCCGCAAACTGTTAGGAACAGTGTAAATAAAGCTGAGAAAAATAATCTGGTAATTAAAGATGCATCTAACAAAAAGTTAATTAAACTAAATCCAGATTTAAAAATTCAGACAGAAGGCACTATTCTTTTAGATTACAAATTTTTAGGAGATGAATCCAAGAAAGGCTAAAAGAATCTATGATGTAGTATCTGAAGATCTGAATATTAAAAAAGATTTAGTTGAAGACTTAGTAGAGTTTTATTATAAAGATGTTAGAAAGCTACTTACTAATCTAGAATATCCAAGAATAAATATAGATGGTCTTGGGCAGTTTGTAGCAAAGACAAAAGCAGTAGAAGGAACAATTGATAAAATAAGTAAATCACTTGATAATCATGATACCTCTACATTCAAAGCATACCATAATAAAAAAGCAATGGAAAATAAACTAGAGCTATTATTAAAGTTAAGCTCTAAGTTAAAAGTGGTAAATAATAGAAGAGAGCAATTTTTAAAAACTAAAAAAGATGAAAAACGTACTTAATCTTATTTGGCAAAACAGATCCCAAATTCTTGAGGGAATTAAGAACTCTGTAATTAGAGATGAAACAGTAGAAGAAATATCTAGACTAAGATATGATATCTGTGATGAGTGTCCAGAAAAAGGTAAGAAGTGTGCAGTAAAAGGCACAGCTCCATGTTGCAATGAATGTGGTTGTTCTCTTACTTTTAAAACTAGATCTCTAGCAGCGTCATGTCCATTGGGTAAATGGGATTCTTTAATTACTGAAGAACAAGAAGAAGAATTAGAAAAGCTATGAGTATAGTATTTAATGCCAAAGATCATAGCTATAAAAGCAATGATGGGTCAGAAATTAATTGGGTAAGTGTTACTACACTAGTATCTCATTTTAAAAAATCTTTTGATGCTGAGAAAATAGCAAAGAAGGTTTCTAAGAATAAGAGATCTAAGTGGCATGGATTTGAACCAAAAGATATTATATCTATTTGGAATGCAGAATCTCAAAGAGCAATTACTCTTGGTACATATTATCATAATCAAAGAGAAGCTGACTTATGTTCTTTAGCTTCAATAGAAAGAGAAGGTGTTACAGTTCCAGTGTTTAAACCTAATGATTTAACAAATGGAATTAAGACAGCTCCTTTACAAAAATTAGAACCAGGCGTGTATCCAGAGCATATGGTTTATCTTAAATCAACAGGCATCTGTGGTCAGTCAGATCTCGTAGAAGTAGTTAATGGTAAAGTAAACATTATTGACTATAAAACTAATAAAGAGATTAAGACTGAATCTTACAAAGATTGGGAGGGAGTATCTGAAAAAATGCTCTCTCCTGTATCTAGTTTAGATGATTGTAATTTTAATCACTATGCTTTACAGTTAAGCATTTACATGTATATGATATTAAAACACAATCCTAAATTACAACCTGGGAAAATGTTTATTCATCATATCATTTTTGAGACAGAAGGAGAAGATAGATATGGGTATCCTTTAACAAGTTATGATCACAATGAAGATCCTATTGTTAAAGATGTATCACAAATTGAGATACCCTATTTAAAAGATGAAGTAGCAGCTATTATGCATTACTTGCATGATAACAGAAATAAAATTAAAAAGAAATGATTGTAAAACTATTTGACATACAGAATGGTAAAGTAATTCCCACAGAGCATTGCTATACTTTAAAGGCACTTAAGATAGTGATGGATAACTATCCTGATAATTACATTAAAATCTATCAGTACTTATTTTATATGACATGTCCTAACCCAGACTTAAATCCATTTTTCTATACACCGGAAGTAGATAAAGAGTCTTTAATTCTAGATCAAATAGAAGCAGACTTCTCTACTGAAGATGAAGATGTGTTTATAGCATTACAATTTTGCCAGAGGATGTTTGAAACACCTACCTATAGAGCTTATAAAGGTATGGCATCTATGTTAGATAGATTAGCTAGATATATGGAGACTACAACAATAACTGCAGGAAGAGATGGTAATATAAACTCACTAGTAGCTGCAGCCAAAAACTTTGATCAAATTAGAGCTTCATTTAAAGGAGTATATAAAGATCTACAAGAAGAACAATCTAGTAGAGTAAGAGGTGGTATTGGAATGGCATATGATCAATAATGGAGATATTTGAAAACATACCAACCTATGATAATGGAACTTGGACTATTACAGACTTTTCCTCAAGAGAAGAGTTTACCAAGTTTGTAAGAGATATTTTTGATGAACCAGGTAAATATAAATTTGATGAAACTAGCTTATTATTTAATTCTGAATCAAGAAAGTTCAGAGACAATGGATATTACTGCGACTCTCCATTTAAATCCAAAGATTTTATCAATTACTGGGATGAACAAAAACTCAGATGTAGGAGAGGAGTTATCTATAAATCAGGAGACAACATATGGTACCTTACTAGAGACTACTACATGTGGCTTAACTTCCTACCAATATTTGATAAAGAACAGCAAATTTTTGACTTTGCCAAAATACGGGATGCACAGTATCACATGGCCATCTATGAACTATTGGCAGAGCTCAACTTTAAGCATGTAGCTATTCTTAAAAAACGTCAGATAGCTTCTTCTTATTTTCACATGGCTAAACTATTAAATCAAATATGGTTTGAATCTGGAGTTACCTTAAAGATAGGAGCAAGTCTTAAAGACTATATAAATGAGAAAGGCTCATGGAAGTTCTTAGATGAATATGCCGCTTTCTTAAATGAGCATACTGCATGGTATAGACCAATGACTCCACATAAGGTAATGATGTGGCAACAGAAGATTGAAGTAAGAAAAGGAGATAGAAAAAATGAGGTTGGTCTCAAAGGTACTATGCAAGGCATGTCATTTGAGAAAGATCCAACAAATGGTGTAGGGGGTCCAGTAAAATTCTTCTTTCATGAAGAGGCTGGTATTGCACCAAAGATGGATCAAACATATGAGTATATGAGACCAGCAATGAGATCTGGTTTAATGACAACAGGTATGTTTATAGCTGCAGGATCTGTGGGAGATTTATCTCAATGTAATCCACTTAAAGATATGATCCTAAATCCTACTTCAAAAGATATCTATGCAGTAGAAACAAATCTTATTGATAAGAATGGTACAGAAGGTCTCTCAGGGTTGTTTATTCCTGAGCAATGGTCCATGCCTCCATATATAGATCAATATGGTAATTCACTTGTAGAAGATTCATTAGAAGCTTTAGATAGACAATTTGAAGAATGGAAAAAAGATCTATCCCCAGAAGACTATCAGTTAAGAATATCTCAGCACCCTAGAAATATTGAAGAAGCATTTGCACATAGATCAGTATCTATATTTCCACCACATCTTGTAGCAGCACAACAAAGAAGAATAACTGAGAAAGAATATGCATATGAATTCCTAGATATTTTCTATGATGAGAATGGAAAACCTGCAGTAAAGGAAACTAGTAAATTACCTATCATGCAGTTCCCTGTATCTAAGAAGTTAGAAGATAAAACAGGAACTCTTGTTGTATGGGAAAGACCAATTAAAGATCCTCAGTTTGGACAGTACTATGCATCTATTGACCCTGTATCAGAGGGAAAGACAACTACCTCAGAATCACTGTGTTCTATATATGTAATGAAAGCTCCAATTCAAGTAACTAAACATTCAGGTACTGAATCAGAGACATATATAGAACAAGATAGGATAGTAGCTGCATGGTGTGGTAGATTTGATGATATCAATAAAACTCACCAAAGATTAGAACTAATAATAGAATGGTATAATGCATGGGCACTTATAGAAAGTAACGTGTCTTTATTTATACAATATATGATATCTAAAAAGAAACAAAGATATCTTGTACCAAAAGGACAGATAATGTTTTTAAAAGATCTTGGTGCAAATACTAATGTTTACCAAGAGTATGGCTGGAGAAATACCGGCACATTATTTAAAGGACATTTATTAAGCTATGTTATTGAATACTGCAAAGAAGAATTAGATGTTCAAACAAAATCTGATGGTACAATTGTAAAAACTAAATATGGAATAGAAAGAATTCCAGACCCCATGTTGATCAAGGAGATGCAAGAATATGCAGATGGAGTTAACGTGGATAGACTTGTAGCATTTACAGCATTAGTTGCATTTATGAGAGTTCAGCAATCAAATAGAGGATATGCAAGAATAACCATTATGGATGATGCTGCTAAAAACTTGCAAAAGTCAGAAAATTTGTTTAAATTAAATAGTAGTCCATTTAGACATATGGGCAGCACTCGTGGATTAACAAATGGTTCAGTATTTAAAAAATCACCATTTAAAAATATAAAGTAACTATGCAAGTATATAACGCATTACAGTTAAAGAAAGGAGCTAAGGTAGATCAAAATAGGTTGGGTAGTGTTACTCAACCCTTACAATTTTTATCTAAAAAAGATAAAGATCCGGAATGGGCTGCTTGGAACTTAGACTGGTTAGAGTGGAATGGTCTTAAGCAAATCAGAAGAAATGCAAGAAGACTAATGAAAAACTATAAACTTGCAAAGGGTGTTATAGATAGAACAGATTATATTGTAGAAGAAAACAATGAGTACAAGGATATTGTAGAAATGCTTACAGCAGAAGATGCTTCTGCGTTAGAGTTAAAATTCTATCCTATTATTCCAAATGTTATTAATGTTCTTGTAGCTGAATTTGCTAAGAGATCAACCAAGCTCACATATAGAGCAGTAGATGAGTTTTCATATAATGAGTTGTTAGAAGAAAAAAGAAAGATGGTAGAAGAAACTCTTCTAGCAGATGCTCAAATGAAAATTGTTACTGCATTGTTAGAGCAAGGATTAGATCCAAACTCTGAAGAAGCACAACAACAAACTTCACCAGAAAATCTTAAAACACTTCCTGAGATAGAAGCTTTCTTTAAGAAAGATTATAGATCAATGATAGAACAGTGGGCTTCTCACCAACATAAAGTTGATGTAGAAAAGTTTAAGATGGATGAGCTTGAGGAAAGAGGCTTCAGAGATATGTTAATCACAGATAGAGAGTTCTGGCATTTTCATATGATGGAAGATGACTATCAGGTAGAACTATGGAACCCTGTAGTTACTTTCTATCATAAGTCCCCGGATGCTAGATATATTTCTCAAGGAAACTGGGCAGGTAAAATAGACATGTTAACTGTATCAGATGTAATAGACAAGTATGGTTACATTATGACTGAAGAACAGTTAAAAGCTTGTGAGGCCATTTATCCAATTAGATCAGGTGGTTATATAGTTGGTGGTTATCAAAATGATGGTACATATTATGATGCAACAAAGTCTCATGATTGGAATACTAATATGCCTTCTCTTGCATATAGACAATTTACTACAGCTAGAGCAAACTCAATTACTGATGGTGGTGATATTATAAATCAAATATTATCACAGGGAGAAGATTACTTTGATCAAGGCACAGCATATTTGCTTAGAGTAACTCAAGCATATTGGAAGTCTCAAAGAAAAGTGGGTCACCTTACTAAAATAACTGAAGATGGTCAGGTTACTAATGAAATAATCACAGAAGATTATGAGGTAACAGATAAGCCCATTTATGATACTAGATTATTTAAAAATAAAACAAAAGATAATTTAGCATTTGGAGAACACATAGACTGGATCTGGATCAATGAAGTATGGGGAGGTATAAAAATTGGACCAAATATCCCATCTTTCTGGGGTATGAATAATCCTGGTGGGTTCTCACCTATCTATATTGGCATCCAAAAAAATAAAATTGGGGCATTAAAATTTCAGTTTAAAGGAGATCAGAGTTTATATGGATGCAAGCTTCCAGTAGAAGGCGCAGTATTCTCAGATAGAAATACAAAGTCTACAGCTTTAATAGACTTAATGAAGCCATATCAGATTGGATATAATATTGTAAACAATCAGATTGCAGACATCTTAGTAGATGAGCTTGGTACCATTATCATGTTAGATCAGAATACTTTACCTAAACATTCACTTGGTGAAGACTGGGGTAAAGGAAACTATGCTAAGGCATATGTTGCAATGAAGAATTTCCAGATGTTACCATTAGATACTTCTATTGCAAATACAGAGAATGCATTAAACTTCCAGCATTTTCAAAAACTAGATCTATCTCAGACAGAAAGATTAATGTCTAGGATTCAGTTAGCTAATCACTTTAAGCAACAGGCTTATGAAGTAATTGGTGTTAATCAACAAAGAATGGGTCAGCAGCTATCTCAAATGACTGCTACTGGTGTTGAACAAGCAACTGCAGCATCATATGCTCAAACAGAAATATTCTTTATTCAGCATTGTGATTACTTAATGCCAAGAGTTCATCAAATGAGAACGGACTTAGCTCAGTATTATAATGCTACTAAACCATCTGCAAGATTATCTTATACTACATCTGCAGATGAGAAAGTTAATTTTGAGATAAATGGAACAGATCTTTTAATGAGAGATCTTAATATATTCTGTAGTACAACTGCAAACCATAGATCTGTTCTTGAGCAGTTAAAAGGAATGGCAATGCAAAATAATACCACAGGCGCATCCATTTTTGATCTAGGTAAGATTGTTCAGTCTGATTCAATTGCTGAGCTTAATAATGCTCTTAAGGCATCTGAGGACAAACAGACTAATCAGAAACAACAAGAGATGCAACAGCAACA